GCGCCTTGGATCGCCAGCGCCTAGCCAAGCTGCGCAAAGAAAGCCCCGAATACCGGCTGGCCTGCTCTGTCCGCCGCCGCATGCTCAATGCCCTGCATGGCCATCTAAAGGCCGACAAGTCAATGGTGCTCCTCGGTTGCTCGCCCGCCGACCTGCGCCTGTGCCTCGAGGCCCGCTTTGAACCCGGCATGACGTGGGAGAACTACGGCACCGTGTGGCAGGTTGACCATGTAATTCCCCTCGCCACCTACGATCTCACCGACCCAGCCCAACAGCGCGAAGCCTTCCACTACACCAACCTCCAGCCGCTCTGGGCGTCCGCCAACATGGCCAAGGGCGACACGGTGGAGGGCGAGGACATCGTGCTGGGGATGCTGGCGGCTTAAGCAAAAAAGAAAGGGCCAGCCGGAGCTGACCCTTAGTCTCTTTCTGGACGTGCCAGATGAGCTATTGTTTGCGCGCAGCGTCTTCTGCCAGCTTGCGCCGGTATAGATCGCCAAGCCCCTTGGCGAGGCTGACGCGCTGGTCGTGCGTCAACTGCCCAGCCAGATCGTGCGGCTCAATAGCCTCTGATCTGCTTTGCGACTTCGCGGGCTTCGCGCCCGAGGCCAAGCCCCTCTGCGATGTTGATGAATTCGTCGTCATAGCTTTGTTTCAAGATTGATTCTTCTTCTCCTCGTAGTTTAGCCCACAAATCCTTTTCGGGATACCACAAAATTGCCTGCACGTCGGCGTTGGTCACATTGTATCCACGGCGCTCTAGCTCCTCGCGGATGCCGTTGACAACCTCCGTAATAACCCGGCGGTCCATGTCGCTAGGAATGTCGATCGGGTTAAGCTCCGAAACGATGGATTTTGCTGCATTGGCCCACGCCGGCTTGATCGCATTCTTTTGGGGATTGTCCAGCAATGCCGTCCGACCCGCCGCCTGGTGCTGCGCCTCAAGCCAGTCTCCCTTGAGGATGGGCTTGGACTTCTTGATAAACTGCGCCTTGTCCTTGCCCCTTAGCTTCGCAAACTCCGGCGACCGCTGCGCCACCATTTCCTTCTTTTTGTCCAGCGACAGCGCATCCCACGCTTTGTCGAGTTGCTTTTTAACTTTAGACTGCTCACGGATGACGGCGTTGTAGGTGTCGGACAGTATCGAATCGGCTTGGTCCGGCAGGCGCTCTGCCCGCGCGATAGCGTCTTGCACCTTTGCTGCCAAGGCGGGCGCCATCACGTCGCTCATTAGCCGATAAAGCGCTTGGAACTCTGCGTTGGCCTGCTTGGCAAATGCCTCAACATCCTTGCGAAACGCAGTGTCTTCCTCCAGTCGCAGTTCAACGTCCTCGGAAACTGTAAGCTCTGGCTTCTTCGCCTTGCCCGTTTTCGTTTCGCCCATGCTGCGCATTGTCGTGCGCAGGCGCTTAATAGAATCCGGCAATTTGCGCCCAACCTTACGCGACTCGTCGATCAGCCTAGCCAGCCGCTGCGCCGTGACGCCATCGCCGACCACGTCTCCAGTCCACCGGCCCCATGTTCGGCGCATCCACAGGTCAATCGTCACTGGGTCAAACTTGCCCATGAGATTTTGCAAGAAGCCCTGCCCGATCTTCGGGCCAAAGATGGCGGCGCCATTGACGATGTCATCTTTTCGGCCGGCGATTGTGATTTTGCGACCTGCAATCTTGGACGCCTCAACTTCCAGCTCGCGCACCGTGAACTCGCGAGAGACAAAGTCCTCAAGAGCTAACACACTGCCAAGCTCGTCTATCATCACGTTGGCCAGATCAAGGTTGCCGCTGATTGACTTGGCCTTCTCGCCGTAGGCAATGCTTGGGTCAAATTTGCCCGTTTTGAGGAAGATATTGAACTGCTCGTTTGATGCCCGCGTGTTGAGCTTCACCGTCATGTTCTGACTGGTGATGGCCAGCGGAAGACGAAGGGCAAATTGACCAGCTTTGACCGGGTCTGTTTCTTTGGCGAGCACTGCATGTTTCCGGGCTGCAACAGCATCAGACAGCTCTCGGTAGATGACGCCAGCGATTCCGAGCGCTGCTTCGATGGCCACAGAATACCAGTTGCCAGCATTCTTGCCGCTAGCCTTGAGTGCGGCTTCCCCTTCATCGGCCCCAAGAATCTTCAAGTCGGCCTTTTGCTCTGGCGTGATGTTGCTGCTGGTGATGATCCCGCCGTTGTGCTTCTCCGCGATGTCCGCCAGCGTTAGCGCCACCGTGGCGTTGGTTAGCTTCTTGGTCGGTTTGGGCAACACGTCGCTGTCTGCATGCAAAACCTTGAGCGCGGATTGAGGCATGTCGCGTAAAGACCGCGGAGGTTCATCAACGCTGTCGGCCATAAACTGCGCCCGCGGCTGCGCATCCGGCATCGCCTGCCCACGCGGGGCGGCTGATGGCTTCGTGACCTCCCAAAGCGGAGCGCGCTTGGTTCCTCCGACAATTTTTGGATCTGCACCAAACGCGGAGCGGATCTCTGCGGCAACGTCATCGGCGCTTAGGTCAAGATATCGAGGAGACTCTGGATAATTCATCACGGCCCGCGTCTTGGACGAGGCCGCAATATCAGACAGTGTAGAGCGCAGCATGTTCCGACCGCTTTGCACGTTGAGCACATTGCTCGCCATCACGGTGTCGTATTGTTTCCCAAGCGCGCCTACTGAATTGGCGCCAAAGTCAAACTCGTCAACAATTCCGCCAGCGGCACGCACCGTTTCAGAATGGGCATATTTTCCGGTAGCTGAGTCAGGTTTTCCAGCGCCAAAATTAAGAACAGTCTCGCCGCTGCGAACCGTTGCCGCAACGTGTCGTGGCGTTATTGCCCTAAAGCCTACAGCACCAGCAGCGCGCGCAGTTTTGTTTGCAGCGAGAACCTCGTCCGCCACATCCGGCATCCCCTGAGCGCCCCGCGGGATCTGCTGGGGCATGCGGTTGTTGTTGATCTTGTCGTAGTCGAAGAAGTAGCCGGTGCGGCCGCTCGGCTGGGCATCGTTGAGGCGGTCGATGCGCCAAGTGCGGATGCTGCCCTTGGGGTTCAGCTCGGCGTAGAGCGGGTTGGCGGCGCGCTGCACGGCCGTGCCGGTGCCGATGAGTCCGTTGAGCGTGTCGCGCTTCTGCTGTCCGATGGTCGCCTCTCCAGGCATGCCGTTGCGGTGGTTGGCGAGGTAGGTCTTGAGGTCTGCCTCCACCTGCTTCATGTCGTTGTTGAAGATGCCCAGCTCGCCCTTGTTGATCGCCTTCATGGCAGACGCGCGGAAGGCGTTGAGGTCGAGCGAGGCGGCGAGCAGGTGGTTCTGCTTGGTTACCTGCCAGCCGAAAGGCACGGTCTCGCGCTGGATGGCGCGCACGGCGCCCATGTTGGTGATGCGGTAGCGTCCGCTGGAGCCGGTGCCGATGGCGTTGTAGTCGATGTTCCAGCTTCCGCCCTCGGCGCGGCTGGCTTCCATGCCGCGGGCAAACTGGCGGACGTGCTGCGGGAATTGCGTGAAGAGGTCAAACTGCGGCGGCAGCACCGGCCCGCCGATGACCTCGCGTCCGTTGACCTTGCGCTTGCCAAACTCGGTTGAGTTGACCGGCACGAACTTCTTAGCATCGTAGAGCGTCTTGATCTGTGCTGCGCGGTTGGCCTCTGCGGCATTAATGATCGGCTGCGGCTTGTAGGCGTAGGTGCCGTCCGGCTTTTGGAACAGGAAGTCATTCTCCAACACGCCGCGGCCCTCATCCCGCAGTTTGACGTGCGTGCTGCGCGCCATGTCCTCCGGGCGGCTGCTGCGCGCCAGCTCCACTCCGCGGGGCGTTGCACTGCCGGCTTCCTCGAGGCCGACCAGATACTGATCGTAGGCGCGGACGTATTCCTTCACCCGCTTCTGCATGATGCGGTCTTGGAAGAGCGGGTTGTCGCGGAAGAGGACAGACGGGTTGTCCAGCATCTTGCCGGTGCCGCTGTCCAAGCGCGCACCCATCATCTCCAGCACACGCCCGCCGGTAGCCAGCATTGACTCGGCGAGGCGAGGGAAGGCCGCATCGCGGCGGATGGCGCGGAAGTCAATGGCCGGCGCCTCGCTGGCAAATGTCTCGGCGATGATCTCGTCGCGCGCCCAGTCCAGAGCATCTTCGCCACGCTCAATGCTGCGCTGCGACAGCTCCTCGTAGCGCTCGTTGATCAACCTCTCCCGCTCGCTCGGTTCCAGCTTGCGCGCCTTGGAAATGTCCGCCGCCGACTTGTTGCCGCTCTCAAGGTCGCGGAACTCCTGCTCGGTCAGCACCTGCGGCAGCTCGCCGGTTGTGCCGTTCTGGATGTCGGCATCGACAAGGCGCCCGACATACTCGCGTCCGCGGGCGGTCACGCCGTCCGGCCCGTATTGCTGGTTGACTAGGTTGCGCAGGTCATTGCGCGGCTGCCCATCAAGGACATTGCTCGTCAGGATGGCATGGCCAATCTCATGCGGAGCAATAGCGTCTACGCCACCGGCCGACTTGCGGGCGTCGAGATTGATGAAAACCCGCGCGCGTCCGTTGGCGTCCTTCTCGAGGAACAGCCCCGCGGCCAGCTCGCCGCCGGTCGCCGACACGTCCTTGTTCATCCGGTATTCGTCAGCCTTGAGAGGAACAAAATCCACTTTGCCTGCCAGCACACCCTGCATGGCCGCCATGCGGTCCAGTGAGGCGTGAGGCAGCGCGGAAAACGCATCCACATTGCCGCCCACCGCATACACGTCAGCCATCATGCGGGCGATGTCCGCGTCCGCTTCTGTAGCTCCACGGCGAGCCACACTGCCAGCGACTCCAGCCACACCGCCCAAGGCCATGATGCCGCCAAGCACTTCACCGGCGCGCTCGGCGTCCGGTTGCAATGCAGCAAAGGGTGCTCCGGTAATGCCAGCAGCCAACGCCCCGCTCGTCACATCGTCAGCCAGACGGGCCGCTGTGGTCACGCCAGCGCGGTCGGCAAAGCGCGCCACACGGCGCAGCGCTTCCGGGTTGCCAGCATCTTGCGCCACACGCTTGAGTGTGCTGTCGGTTCCGTCAACGTAGCCTGTAAAGTATTTCCGGTAGCGCTCAGGGATCGCCGTCATGCGCGCCAAGTCGGCCGCCGCTTCCGCTCGCGCCGTGCCGATGCCGCCCACACCCGCCTCGCGGATGATGGTCGCCGCACCGCCGGCCGCCGCTCCGGTCTTGCGGATGATCGCACCGCCGTAACGCAGCCCGGGCAGCACGCTGCCGATGGCCGTGACTGCCGCGGTAACATTTCCACCGCCGCCCGCTGCATCCGCATAGACCGCCGCACCGGCCGCACCGGCACCAAGCGCCGCCTGCTGTTTTGCGGTCAGCCCAGTGATGTCCTGCACGCGACTGCTGATGCCAAACTCTGCGCGCTCGGCGAGGTCTGCCGTGGCATCGGCCGCGCGCTGCACGCCTCGAAGCGGAGCGCCGGCAAGTGTTGCTGTACGGCGAAGCACGCGCAGCTTGCTCAAAGCGCCCGCACCTACCGGAATCAAATTGACCGGATCGACAACCATGGAGCCGAGCATCGAAAGCGTCTCCGCAGGCTGCTCGTCGGTAATCTGGTAAGCCTCCTTGGTCGCCGCCGGCGCGCTCACCTTGCTGGCGCCGATCTGAAAGTCTGTGACTCCCGCGAACTCCTGCTCCAGCGCCTTCTCCCGCTGGTAGCGCTCGTAAGCCTTGTCGAAATCCTCTTCCTCCTCCACCGGCGTTGGCTCCATCGCATCCGCCTCGCTGGCCGCCGCGGCAATAATGTCTGCGTCCCGCAGCTCATCGCCGGTCAGCTTGCCTTCTTGCTCGAGGCGCTTGGCCAATGCCTGCTGCTTCAGTCCTCGGCGCTTCGCCCAGGTTGCCGCATCATTGGCCTTGTTGCCGACCCAGTCGAAGAGCTGCACCATGTTGATGCCAGCCTTGCGGACGATCTCCGCGCCGGTCTGGATGTTGCGTTCAGCTTGGCGCAGCGGATCTTTGACGCCCGTGATCAGCATCTCGTTGATCTCGGTTGCGGCCTGCGGCAGCATGCCGATCATGGCTGCGGCACCCTGGCCTACACCATCAATGAAGCGTCCGACCTCGTTGTTCTCCTCCTTGCGTCGCGTCCAATACTGCCGGAACTCCTCCTGCGGCATGATGTAGTCCACGCGGCGGTAGTTCTCCTCCTCGAGCTGGTTCAGCTCATAGTCGGTCATCGGCTCTGGCTCCGCGGGAGCTTCGGGCGGCAAGGCAATGCCACGCTCGCGGGCAAACGGCGTAGAGGCCAGCGCTGGCAGCGCATCAAGCTGCTGATCGGTGAATCCCTGAGCCGGAGCAGGGGATGCGGCAAGGCGATCCACCAGCCCGGTAGTGATCTCCGGCTGTCCCTGCTGCGCTTCCAGCTCGGCGAGCTGCTCGTCGGTTAATCCGTCTAACGAACTTGGTACCATCTTCCGTCAGCTCCTTTTTCGTAGGTTGCTCCTGCTACTGTTTTACGCTGACGCGGGGCCGCGCTTTGGGCGGCCGGCGTTGATGGGGAATCTTGGGGTTGGATCTTGGCGTTGGCGCGCTCCTTGGCAGAACGCACGATCGATTGAAACTCATTAACGCCTTGCAGGAATGCCTCCTCGCTCTGCCGCGGATTCATCCGCGCCATGGCCTCGGTCGCCTTGCGTCCTTCCACTTCGGTGATCTGGCCGCCGCCCTTGAGCGTTTCAAACGCCTGCAAGAATTGCTGTCCGCCGATCTGGTCAAGCAGCACTTGGAAGTCCGCCGGCGCTGTGCCGGGAACCTTCGGCAAGATACTACTCTTGCCCGTGGCGTATTGCCGCCCAGGGTGCGTCTTGGTCTTTTCCAGCAGGTCATCCATGTAGGACGCCGTCTCAAAGGTCTTGCGCATCGCCTTCATGCGGCTTTCCTCCAGCACATCCGCCTCGGTCTTCAGCTTGCGCGTCTGCTCTTGGCGAACTGGGTCGGCCTGCATCATGGCCACCTTGCGGTCTTGCTCCATGCGTGACTTTTGCTGACTGAGGATAAACTCGGCAGCGCCTTGGGGAGTAAACTGAATGCCGCGCTTGATGGCGCGAAGGAGTTCCTTTTGCTCGTCGGGCAGCGCATCGAAATCTTCGGGGCTTTGCACGCGCAGCGAACCGAAGTCAAAAGACATCCCAGTCGCCGGCACTTCCATCGCTGCCGTGTCGTTGAGGATCTCCTCTGGGGCGGACAAATCGTCTTCGTAGGCCGGGACGCCGTTCATATCGGTCACGCCAGCCTCAAGCTGGGCGAGCGACATGCCGTTGTCCATGACAGGGAGAGGCTCCTCGTCTTGGTGGTATGGAGGCTGTTGGTTGCGTGGAGGCATATTAGCGGTCTTTGACGTAATCAAGGTTAACGTTTTGCAGCATGCCCACGGTTCCTTGGCCTGCGGCGACCTTGGCCTGCGCGTCCGCAGCAACCCGCGCCATCGGCATCCGGGCCGTCAGCCCCTGCTGCGCCGTCCGCGTCTGATTGTTCATGCCGGCAATCCCGAGCTGCGAGACAGCACCAAGGTTATCAAGGATGCTCATGGACGCCATCCGGCGCGTCCGCGGGTCCATCTTGCCGAGGGCGCCGTAGGTGCTCTTCATGCCGGGATACATCTCGCCGATGGCGCCGAGGGCTTCGTAAGCGGAATCACCTTGGGAAGCCAGCTCGCCGGCGTCGCCAAAGGCTCCGGCCAAGCTGACTAGGGAGCTGCCAATGTCATCAGCCATTTTCACCTGGGCGTTCGCCGTAGTCTGCGCTGCGCCGACCATTCCTTGGCCAAGTATCCGGCCGCTCTCATCGTTTTCTGTGGGTGCATATCCAAACATAATTGTGTCCTCCTTATTTAATTCCTGCCGCCGCTCTTGCCTCGCGGCACAGGGTTGATCCGGCCACAAACGCGCGGCAGGCGTTCGGTCGGTTGTTGTAAATTGAGCAGCCAACCTCGCAGCCGACCTTGCCGGTCAGCGCCACGCATCTGCTGTTCGTTGTCTTCATCAGTGGGTAGTCATCTCTAAGCATCCATTGCGGGATGCCAACAGCGTCAGATCGGTCTCGTCGCAGGACGGGCCAGCTCCACTTGTGAGCGCAGCATGCCCCACACCGTTGACAGTCGTATCTTGCCACGTCGGGCGGAACCCCTGCGCCTCGCTCGTCAGGTCCACATAGGGAGCCAGATGAGATATGTTGTTCGTCTCGCATGAGTTCTTGGGGCACCACACCGTGTCGCCGAGGTGGCGGTTCACGCAGTTCCAGCACACCGGGTAGTAGTCCGAGTTGTTCGCCTTGTCCGTCTTGTGCTGCCACGTCCCGCCGACCTTCTCGTAGCGGGTGTCGTCGTTGGGCACGCCGGCCGCTTCTAGGTAAGCCCACACGTCCGCATCGCTCCAGTGGCGCATCGGGTAGAATTGCGTCGGCACGCCGGCCTGCACTAAAACGTCCTGCGCCAGCGGCACATGGCCCTTGATCAAGTCCACGTCGGCGCTCTTTTGGCCGTGGAACGCACTGTCCCAAGGGAAGTTGAACGTCCCGGTCGGCCGGCGCAAAGCGTCCAAGCCGCAGAGGTAGCGACCGCTGGCCAGCTCTTCCGGCTTCGGCTCTTCAGTGCCGAGGCAGAGGGCAAGCGCCTTTTGTCCAAACTGGTAGAGCTTCACAAAGTCAAAGCGCGGGACGCCGGTCTCGATGTCGAAGCCGTCCGTCAGCATGTAGTCCAGCGGAGCGTAGTCATACATCTCCAAGTCCCACGCATTGGCCAGCCGGTCGCTGTGCGCGTAGCGGCTACGGAACCGAGGCTCGCGCCACTGGATCACCGGCAGCTTGGCTCCGACCTCGTAGCGTATGAGGTGCAGCATCGCTGTGCTGTCCTTACCGCCTGACCAGAGGACGACAGGGTTGGAGCATTGATTCAGCCAACACTCCACCTTGCGACAGGTCTCTTTGATTAGATCCATTAGATTGCGATAGCGCCGATACCCACGGCCGCGCCCACACCGCTGCCGATCATCCCCATCATGCCCGCGTTCTGCGAGGCACCGGCCTGCATCGCCGCGGCCTGCATGGCGGCGTTGTTGTTGAGCACAGCGTTGCGATTCGACGCCAACATATTCGTGTTGAAGCTGCTTACGTTGCCACTTTGCTGCAGCGAGTTGGCGAAGATGTTGCCAACCTGTCCTGTCGTGTTACTCAGCGTCGAAGCGCCCAGTCCAAACGCCGGACCAATCGACTGACGGAACGGATCAAGCTCGGTATAAGCACCGGCCAGACCAATCCGCCGCTGCCTGCGCGCCAGATCCATCTGGTTGACGCCAGCCGCAAACCCACGCCGCGCATCCAGACGCTGCTGCCCATAGGCATCGCGGTTCAGAATTTCCGCCGCGCTGCTGCCCATCGAGGTGCCAAGCCCGCGAGCCGCGAAGGCCGCGCGTGCCGACTGCGAGGCTTCCCGCATCTGCTCCGGTGAGAGCGAACGTCCGAGAGCGAGTTCAGACTCGGCATCCCGCTGGAGCTGTGCCTCAATGGCATTAGGCGCGGACGCCGCTTGCAGCTCCTCGCCGATGACGCCGCGTGTGCGCTGGAGGTATTCGTTGTCGAGCTTACCGGCGAGCTGGTCGGCGGTCCCAAACTGCATGTTGATGTATTGCGGATAAAGCCGCTTAATCGACTCCTCTTCTGCGGCGATCTGTGCATTGGCCACGCGAATCGACGCTGCGGCCATTTTATCGTAGTCAATCGGCGCCGGTGCGGCTGGCACTGGTTGCGGCGCTGGCATGCTTGGTCCTTTTCCTCCCATAGTATTATCCTCCTGTTTTCTTAATTAGTTTGTTCCAATCGTATACTCGCGGCTCAAAGCTCCCACGTCGGCACCATGCCACAAAGGTCTGCGGATGCGGCGCCACGCGCAGACACTCCCGCACAGGGTTTGTGCCAGCAGCGCCAGCAGCCAAAGTGACGAACCAACAGTTAGCTTCCCCGAGTTCAAAGTTTTGCTCCTCCGCGTTCCACCGCACAGCGCGAGCCAGCATGAAGCACTCCGGCGAGTTCCACACATAGCCCGACGACAGATGCTCGCCGACTACTTCCCAGAAGTCCTGCGTGCTGTGGTTGTCCCACCATTGTTTTGCGCTTTGCCATGGGGTCATCGGAAGATGGTCACACTCACCGTGGCTGAGTCTGTTGTCGCCCCAGACGCATTTACGCATATCACGTTAACATCCGATGTCGTCGGCGCACTTGTCAGTGATGCAGAAAACAGATTGCTCGTCGTTGCCCTCGCCGTGGCGTTGACGGCATAGTTGGCGTCCGGCATGGCCGTTGAAAACGCTACCGTATAGTTTCCTGCGGCATTGCGGCTCACATTCGTTACATTGCCTGACGCTAAAATAAGACGGTTCGTATTTGCTGTTGACGCTGCGCCTGTAGTGTCTTTTGTCCCATCAAAATTTACCCAAGCCCTGCACGCATAGATCGGCGGCGAGTTGTCGGCGTTGAGTGCCTTTTTGATTTCACCAGCGTTGGCGGCGAGGGAGAGCTTGTCGTTGGTCACGGCATCGTCGGCGATCTTGGCCGTTTCAACGGAGTTGCTGGCCAGCTTGGCTGCGGTCACGTTGGCGTCGGCGATCTTTGCTGTAGTGACGTTGCCGTCCAAGATTTTCGCGGTCGTAACTTCATTGTCAGCGACAACCACAGTCGGCGCGGCGGTCGTGTTGAGTTTGGTCGGGGTGACGGTTTCGCCTGAGGTCCATGTGTATCCTTGAGTCACTGTTGCCATGATTGTTTTCCTTTGTTGTTAGGCTGCGGTTTGGCTTCGCTTCGCTTCAGCCTGTCTCGCTGCGCTCGGCTCAGTTGCCATAGTTTTAAGAGAGGGCTGAGGTTTGAGTTTGAGACTTGAGTGAAATAGTTCCGGTCGCCGCGGCGACCGCTGCTGCATTACTCAGGTTTCCAGTTTCAAGTTTCATCCTTGGTTTTATGCTGCGTTCCTTGTCTCAGTCGGCGGGTTGGATGGGCCAGCCGCCTCGATGCTCACGTTGCGGATCTCGGGGCGCTCGGCGGTGGTCTCGAAGATTAGCTCGGCGGCGTGGGCTTTGCGGCGGATGGGCTGCTTCAGCGTGTAGTCTTCGGCGAGGCCGCTGTCGTTGGTTTGTCCCGGCACCAAGGTGATCTCGGCGTCGGGGTTGATAAGATTGGCTTTGACCACAATGCTGCCGTCATCGGGCAGGACCACATCGGCGAGGCTGCGGAGGAATCGCTTGCTGCTCATCGTCTGCATGTTGTAGCGACGGGTCTTGATCGTGCCGGTAACTTGGGCTTGCAGGCTGCCGCTTGGCTCGTCGTCCTTGCCGTTGTTGTTCTCATCGAGGAGATACAGCTTGCCGGTGCGGCGGACGTTGAAGATGCGGCGGACGTTGCTGTAGGTGCCGACCACCAAGGCGTCCACGCCGATGCCATAAACGTCGCGGCTTTCCCATTGGTCATTGAGGGCCGACCAAGTGACGACCAGATCGTTGGTCTCGTCGGGCGAGGCCAGCGTTGGGACGGCGAGGATGTAGCGGTTGGAATGCCAGATGCCAAAGGCGCGTTGCACCTTGCTCTGGTCGATGCGCTCAAAGAGGTCGGCGACCGGATCACTGAGCGGCTTGGTGTCGCCACGCAATTTCAAATCGAGTTGGGTGTCGAGGCGGTAGACTCCGGCGTCCGAGAGGAAGAAGACGAAGCGACCGGCGGTGACGATAGAGTTGCGGGCGCTGCATCCGATCTCGTCGGTGACGAGTTCCAGCTTGGCCACGGCGGTGTCGATGGCGAAGTCCGTGCCATTGGTCGCGGGGAATTGCGCCAGGGTGGCCAGCCAGATGCTCTTGCGGCAGAACACTAAGGCGCTGCCCTCCACCCAAGGATGCACGGCAACCACGAAGTCGTCGCCGCCGGCGCCGGTGCGGAAGGATTGCCAGAAGGGGTCATAGAGATCCGCGTCGAGGTAGTCGGAGATGGCAACTTGGTCGCGTCCGTCCGGGATGATGAGACGGTTCTGGATGTAGCTCGCCCAGCCGACCGAGCGCATGCGCTTGTAGGTCGGACCTTCGGCGGGCACACCACCGGCGGCGCGGACGAAGCTGCCGCTGCCGGTCCAGTAGATCGGCGGCTTGACGCGGCGCAGGCGCAGACCAGCGGTGAGGTCGCTGGGTGTGCCGCTCGGAACCGCGATGGTAAAGGTGTGGTCGGTCTTGGTGGCGACATCGAACTCATGTCCGTCCAAGGCTGCCGACGATCCGGCGGTCAGGCGGACGCGATTGCCCACGATGTAGCCGTGGCTTTTGCTGAAGATCGTGGCGGTTGTCGAGCTGACCACGGCGCTGACCGGCGTAAGCGTGTGCGTCCCGCTTTGGGTGCCGGAGGTATCGATGGCCGCCCCGCCGCTAGTCGCGCTGATCTGCAACGTGTCGGTCGCCTTGTTGATAACGTAATACACCGTCCCTGCCGTCACGCCGGTCGGTAGGGCGCCGGTCGTGCTGAAGACCACGGCCATGCCGTTTTCCAAATTGTGGGCAGTTTTTGTGACCACGGCTGGCGAGGCGATGGTCATGGTCGCCGTCCCAGCATCCACATTGGTGCCGCGTCCCACTTCGGCAAAGGTGCCGGTGCGGGCCGCCTCGCGGAGAATATAAAGTCGGTCGTAAGCCTGCACCACCGAGACCGTGTCAGTCGCCTCCACGGTTTCGTCCGGCGAGCTGGGATAGCCCACCGTAACAACGGTGTCTGTCGGCGAAACATTGCGCCAGAGGTAAGCACTGTCGGGTCCGCACATCACGATATACTCGTTGGCGTTGTCGTAGTTGCGGCTGGCAAACACGCCCGAGGCGAAGATGCCGCCGGTGTAAGTCGTCTTGACCAGCGGACCCTTGTTGGCGAGCAGTGTGCCGGTAGCGTTAGCTGTCGGCGTGCCGGTCATGGTGTATTGGAAGGTCGTGCCGCTGGGCGAGCTGATGACGAAGTCGCCGTTGTAAAGCGCAGCATCCACGCCGGTCGCGCCACGGATGTTGACTGTGGGCGTGCCGGTGTAGCCATGCGCGGCCGTCGTGGTCACGGTGGCGGTTGTGCTGGAGAAGGTGATCGAGGTGATCGCCTTGTCAGCGGCGAGATCAAAGGAAAGCGTGAGCGGTTCGTCCGCCGTGCTGATGGCATCGGCGAGACGCTTGGCGCCTTTGCGGGTCTGCGCCGTGCCGCGCTCAAGGCGCATGTTCACGCTATCTTGCAGCATGCCGGGGGGGAGCGTCAGCGGGTTGAGCCGTGACGCGAAGCCGATGAAGCCGTTGTCGCCGTCGCGTTGGACTGGAGATTCGAGGGACATGGGGAAGTTGGCAGTCGTCAGTTAGCAGTCGTCAGGGCAGAACGGAGTCTGCTCTTAAAGCGGGCGGCGTCGCCGGGGGAGATGTCGGTTTTGCGGATTGGGGCGACTTGTTGGTGGGTGAGGACGAGGTTCATCGGGATGTTCCACTTCTTCATCCGAGGGACGAGGTATTCTAGGGCGCTGGCCATCGCCGCTTCGCCGAGGGGGTCTTCGTAGGTGTTGCCTTCCCAGGCGACGCCGAGGGACCAGCTATTCAGGTCGGGGCGGCCGTGCCAGTTGCTGCGGCCGGCGTGCCAGCAGCGGTCGGTGTCGCTTCCGAAGACGGTGCGGCGGCCGTCTCTTGCGATGAGGACGTGGTAGCTCACCTTACTGGCGGGGTTGGTGATCCATGCGCAGCTGCCGTGGTAGCTGCCGTCGCTGTGATGCAGGACGATGGCTTCCGGCTTGATGCGGTGGGCTTGTTTGTTCGGCGTGTTGACCCGGCGTTCGTCGTAGCTCGTCAGCGGTGGCTCGACGGTGAAGCTCGGCCTGGATGCGGAGACATAACTCGGCAAGGCCGGCGCTGGGGTAGCGTCGGACTTCTTGCCAAAGATTCTCTTGATCCAGGTCCACATGGGTTACTTCGCGTAGCCTTTGGTCGGGGGATTGACCGTGACCGTGGCCTGTTGCTTGAGGAAGTCGTAGCCGACGGTGACGCAGCCGCTCATCGACAGGGCGATGACGGCTAGGGCTGAGACTTGGAGGCAGCGGCGGGTCCGGAGGCCCCGCCCTACCTGGTCGGCTTGCGGTTTCATCCTTCGTCTTAGAGGCGTGCCGAATTATCCTTCGCAACAATTAGTCCCCAGCCGGCGGTGATCGCGGCGAGGTGCATTGCCAGGTCGCCGACGGGCGTGCCTTCGAGGACGCTCTTCACCACGGTCAAAGCCGAGATGAGGATGGTGATGACTCCGAGGATGGTCGTTTTGATATTACGCATGGTTTTGTTCTCCTTATGATTTCCGGCGGTAGTCCCGGATGACTGAAAGTAGGGTGACGACGCCGATGGCCAGGCCGATGCCCAGGCCGGCGACGCGCAGGTAGACTTCGAGGGTCTGCATGAAGGACACGGCTACGGTGCCGGTGGTGGCGACTGTGCCGAGCAGTCCCCTCTCCA